GTATCTTTTATGGAATTGACTGATCCATATTTTGCTTTAGCACTTTGTTTAATGCCGGCAAACGTATCACCAAATTTTTCACTGAGAGATTTAATAACTTTAAATTCTTCGGCCATCGTACCCATGGCGTCAATCTCTTCTTTACTCATCTCATTACTCTTTCTTAACTCGATGAGGGTTTCTTTATCTACTTTGATCTGTTCTTCGTTGAGTGTATTCAGTTTACTAATTGGCGCCTGAACCGTTTCCGCCAGAGTTTCTTTTAATTCAGAGATAGGCTCATCCATCATCTTCTTAGTCATCTCCTTCAACTCAGAGACGGAAATGCTCTTGCTCTCTTTAGGGGCTTTTTTGATGTCAGCAGCCTGAAGTCGTTTCTGACTTTCCAGAAGATCCTGCATGGTTAGTGCCATTTATATCTCTCTTATTGATTGGCTTTAAGCCTCTGTTTTTCTTCTTCCAAGAATCTAATCAATAGTGCCACATAAACATCACGCTCAAACGGTAACATATCTTCTATATCAGCCAGCGAATATTTGTGGTACTGCATTAACGAAAAGTTCAATTGATAATAATTCTGAAGAGAATTATGACAGAGGCACATTAAAAAAAACTGTTGATACCCTCAAGCGTTGTATGGTACGCTTTATCACATATGGGACAATTGTAATTGACCTCTTGTTTAATTCTTGGCATGGTATTAAAGAAATTCTGAACCAATGAGAATTGACTCGATTCTAAATTATCTAGGAACTGAATTAGTTCTTGCTTGGGTGTTTCTGATCCAAGGAATACTTCATCGGTAGTGTAGATGGATTCAATACAATCAGTGGTGATATCAATCATGGTATCAATATCATTTTCATCCATCTCATGGATACGCTTAATAACATCAAGCGTTGGATACTTCATAATCACACCAACATCATCAAACAACGGAATGGTTTTAACATGACCTTCCGGCATGAATACTTCTAACTTAGTAAGATCAAACGCAATTTTTACTTTAGCCTTATCATTATCGGCGCCATGATCATCGTTACATAAGAAAAATAACTCTACAATCTCACCAACTGACTTAGCCCTGATCTGAGCGAAAATATACTCAGCGTCAAACGAAGGCATGTTATCGGTATCAACCTTATCAATTACGCAATCACTGATAACAGCTTTCAGCGTATCCATCATTACATGAACGTCTTCACTCTGTTGAGCAATCAGTAACGCCTTCTCTTGCTTAACTCGAAAGGGGCGGAACTTTACGGTTTGTTTCGTTGATGGAATTGTTAGGGTATAGATTGGTGTATTGTTAACTGGTAAAGCCATTATCATTTCCTTTATTCATGTTGGATAGCATTTTATTCAAGTCAGCGGTACTTCCAACGAAGATAGAGTTATTCGTAACGCTCTTCGTTTCTTCTTTCTTAGCTGGTCCGTCAATCTTTTGTTTCTTCTCATGTAACTCTAACAACTGAGCATTGACCTCAGATAATTGTTTCATCAGATTACCAACAACCTCAAAGGCTCGCGGTAACTCAGAGGACTTGGCAACTGCAAGCGCATGCGCCAGTGCTTCCTGACCTTGTTCGAGTAGTGAGTGTAGATTACCCCTAGTCTTATCATAATCATATTCAATCTTTTCATCTTTTGGTAAAATTACTTGATTGTCTTTGGTTATGATTTCCATCGAGATAGGCTTCATGGGGGCGATGTCAAATACATCTGATAAGTTGTCATCAATTTTCATTTTATATTTAGCCTATATGACTGTGGGTGTTGTTCCGGTATATATTGATCTACGTTCTGGAATAATGTTACCAAGAGTTGTGTTATATTCTTCTTGAAAACTTATGAAGTCGCTTGTGTACGTTTCAAACCTATCGGCTGAGATATAATCTTGAATTTTATCTAGATCATTTAACGGATCACCACCATTACCCTGTAGGTCTTGCATGGTTTCCGATGAGTTAGAAGGACTCAACGCCGACGCCCAATACTTATACTGGAACGTAACGGCTAACTTCATGACATCTTGTGATGCGTAACTTAACTCTACCTGAGATACGTTCTTCGGATACGCTTCAAATAATCTAACACCGTATCTAGTATTTTCTTCTTTGTCTTGAACAAGTATTGTAATCTCTCTCACGTAGTCGTCATAGTATCTAAGATTTCTAGTCTTACCTAGTTGAGTACCCTGAATCCAATTATCAAAAAACTTCTTTACATACATGCTTGCGTCAACGTAGAACGATAATGTGATATTATCATACATCAATTCATAAGGCATCTCACGCACCTCACCATAAGTCCTAACTGGATTCGTAGTGAGATGTAAAGAAGGTAGTTGAGCAGCCTCGCAAAACAGTAATAGTTTACGGAGGCTGGAGTTACCACCTGTTGAATCTGGATAAGCAAAGTCTGGTGGTGTGGGAATGGCCACGATAAATCTATTCGTGAGTGCCATGCCACCTGCGGCTTCTGCTACGAAGTTTGATATGAAAGTCATTTAAACGATTCCCTTGAGTCTGCCCATATAGCACCTTTAGATGCACCAACAAAACGTTCCACAGGTAACATAAGCGCAGTTGTCCAATCATTGGCATCAACTTTAACGAACTGAGAACGTACTTGAGTTTTTAGATACTGCTTTACGCATGGCTTTGCCATTTCAAACTTTGACATTCCGGCAATCATGTTCCATGAATAACGCAGTTTAGTTGTTTCATCAAATTTACTATTATTTTTAAACATCAGCAATCTATCCATAAGGATCGCTCTATACCTATAAGGTAGGTAATGTAGGTTCAGTCCATAAAAGCCGTCTGGAGTGGCTCTAAACGGAAAAACAAGGGGAAATCTGTCCCAATACGGCAGCGTTTCCTTGTGTTTTGCGTCGTAAAAAAACATGTACAGATTACCTGGTATAATGGAGGATTTGATATTAGCTGGCTTATTTCTAATAACCTGTTGAGGGGTTATGCGTTTCTTTGCCAATTGTAATACCTGCCCGTCAAACCAAGAGGTTGATTTCAGGTGAATGTTGCGATCAAATTTATTCTTTTCAAATAAATCTTGAAGCGGTGTAGTAGATGCCATTATAACCCTAAATGTTTTTCTGTGATAATCATAAAGTCCCAACCCCTGTCTTCAGCAAACCTAGTTGCAGCTTTCCATTTGGCTTCATTCTTTGCCCATGTCTTAACTTCTGTTATGAAGTGTTTAGTCTTACGCTTTGGTGGCTTCGGAGGTCTAGTCTGACTATCCGGTTTAATCTCAATCAAGTATGTTTTTAATAGTCCATCTTTATTGCGAACCTGAATTCTGAAGTCAATAAAATATCTATGCGCTCTTCCATCAGTTGGACATACATAGGGCACTATAGTTTCCTCACTATTCCATTTCAATACAGCGTCATTTTTATCACACCAGATTGCGAATTTTACTTCATATGAACTTCTCAATATAATTTTTGTTGGGTCACCCATGTACTTCTCTGGGCGTATGGGGCTATATTTTCTTGGAGTAGGAAACTTTGACATATCTCAATAATTTATATTTGACTTCTATTCGATTTATCGTTATACTAACTATGTTGGGTTTAAAGGGTGATATAAATAACTAAAGCAATACTCTATTTAGTTAAAGGATAATCATGGCGACTTCGAAAGATGGGATAATTAAAATAAAAGATAGACCTAAAGCAAATAACGTTAATCAAGCCAGAGCAAGAACTAAAGTTGTTGGGAAAGGTTCTGATTATAATAGCAAATATGCTGCTGCCGCTTTAACTTATCCCTTAGACTTATTTACAGATAGAGAAATATACGGCGGTAACTACGTTGTATTCTATATTAACGTTCCCTCCAACTCAGCCCTAATTAAAGGCAAACCCGAATTTACAACTTCACTAGATACAGCTCAGTTGAGAGGTGGTATTGCCTCAGCAGAATATGAAGTTGGTACTATTGCTGTTGTAAATGCGGTTAAATTAGGAGCCGTAACTGGAATTATAAGTGCTTTAAAAACTGGATCATTTAAAGGTGTCGCTGGTCCTGCTTTAAAGGCAACTGTAGTAGGAGCTGCTTTAGCTGCCGTTACAGTTGCCGCCACAAACGTGAATATTGTAGAGGGAGTTACTAATATCCTTTCAACAAAAAGACAAAATAGAAGATTACTAACTAGCATAGCTTTAAATGTTCCTCAGTCGCTCAGTGCTAGATATTCTGCTGATTATGGTCCTGAAGACATGGACACCAGTGCAGGTATCGCAGATATCGCAGGGGATCTAGCAAGGGCGATTAAGGTAGGAACAAAATCTGGTTCAGCTGGAATGGATGCTTTAGGGGTTGCTGGTACGAATGCAATTAACGTTGGTGTTGCTCAGGCTCTAAAGATTCCAGGAATCGGTGGATTCAATTCAGCGGCGACAGGATTAGCAGCAAACCCTAAGAAAGAACAGGTATTTACTGGAGTTGATTTTAGGATATTCAATTTTGAATATAATTTTGCTCCAAGGAATTTAGATGAAGCAGATCATGTTAGAGAAATTATCAACATGTTCAAACTTCACATGCATCCTGAATTTAAAGATGATAGGGGGTTCTTATTTATATACCCTTCTGAATTCGATATCTTTTATTATAAAGACGGTAAAGAGAACCTAAATCTTCCAAGACATACTTCTTGCGTATTAACTGATATGACCGTGAATTATGCACCTAATGGATCATTCAATACGTTTGCCGACGGTATGCCCTCTCAGATAACGGTATCCCTAACATTCAAAGAACTTGCTATTCTCACCAAAGCAGAAATTCAGGATGGTTACTAATGTACTTCTCCAGTCTACCCTCAATCATATATCCATTCACTATCAATAGTGTAGATCAATACGTTGTCCTGAAAGATATTACGGTCAACGCACGATTCATTAGAGATGTTGTTTCCAATATAACACTCTATGATACCTATAATATAGTTGATGGAGAAACGCCAGAGATTATCGCTGAGAGGTTTTATGATAATCCAGAATTTCATTGGGTCATCATGCTAGTGAATGAGCGGTATGATTATATAAATGATTTCCCATTACCGTATGATAGACTGGCTCAGTACGTTACCGATAAATATGGTGCGGATAATGAATACGATATTCATCATTACGAAAACGTCGATGGTTGGGTTGTGAATTCAGATGCTGTTGGTGCTGTATCAGTTTCTAATTTTGATTACGAAGATATCATCAACGAAAGTAAACGTACAATTAAGATTATCGACAAAACTTTAATTGATCAAATCGTATACGAATTTATAAAGGCTGTGGCGTGAGTCAAAACATAATTGAATTTGCAGGTGATGTACGAATAGATAAGTTAGAATTAGTTTCTCTAGCTTCGGGTAAGAACATGAACATCTTGAATCAGGTTATCGGAATCCAGATTTATGAAGATCTATTTTCGCCGTTCATGTCGGGTAACATCATCCTAAAAGATTCTCTTGACATTGTTGGTAACCTTCCCATCACTGGTGAGGAAGTTATAATCATGTCCATTCGCACACCCACGTTAAATGATGGTGCTGCGATTAGTGGTTATTTCTTTGTATATAAATTATCGGATAGAACTTATCTGGCTGAGCGTAGCGTTGTATATAAATTACATTTCGTACCCTGGGATGCCATGACGGACTCTGGAACGAAATACAGTAGAACCTTTGAGGGTAAGGTTTCCGATACCGCCAAGAAAATCCTTACCGATTGGGCTGGCGCGGATAGG